TAGTTTGGGAACAAACGCTAGTGTAACAGAAGAAGGAGGAGGACCAACTGTGTCTGCAGGACCAGTTACCATAACACCATGATAAAAAAATTAAAAAATTTTATTTGTAAACTATTTAATATTAAATCTTGTAAATGTGATGAGGTAGATCCACATGAAGAGCTATATCTACACCCAGCAGAGCCAGAAACTCCTGTGTATGTAGAGGAAGATGGAAAATTAAAACATTGTTCAGGACATTTAAGATTTAGAAAATCTTGTCCTCGTTGTTTGGAGATAGTACAATAATGGGAACAATAAAAGCAATTAAAGGTTTAGGAAAAGCTTTCAAAGAAGGTCAAAAATTTTTAAAAGGAAGAGCAAATCCTAAAAAAGTTAGAGGTGATATGGAGACAAATCCCGCTGTTAGAAAAGGCATTGCCATAGCAAAAAAAGATTTAAAGAAAAAAGGGTTTATTGGTATAAAAGCAAAAAAAATACCTAAAGATTTAAGTTATATGAAAGGTTATTTAGATTAATGTCAGGAATAAGTGCATCAGGATTAAAAACACAAATAAGAAGTTATACTGAAACAGATTCTAATGTTTTATCAGAT